GTTTTTCTAGTTAAATCATAAGATATTATTTTTGAAGACAACATACCACTTTGGATTCTATCAAAATAATCGTATCCAGATGGAATACTAATGTCAACTATTCGTTTATAATCTTCTGTTATATTCCTAGAGTCTTCACCATTACCTTGTGCATCACGAGTGTATCTGTCATATGTGAATTCTTGATATATTTCAGCAGTATAAAATGTTTCTAAACTAGTAAAATAAAACCCATCTCGATTTTCAAAAAATACATAACTGGGAGTTTTATTTTGATTAACAGCATTTTGTGATAAGTAAATTATATTTTTAATAGGAGACCAGAAATTTGAAATATATTTTAAATTATTTGATGATGCTTCTACATATACTGGTTTTAAACTTTCAAGACCATCAGTTTTACCAACAACAAATTCATTAACTAATTCTGATACTTTACCACTAAAAACTTTACTAATTTTTTTATTAAGATCTACAACTGCTTCTGTAGATATAAAATGTAATTGATATACCACACTTCTATCTCCAACTAAATCCCTGTCTGTCATTTTATAGATATAAAATCTAGATTTAAGATTACCTCTTTGCAAAGTGGGGGTTGCTATTTCAAGTTCTACATATTCTTCGCCAATAAATGGAAACAGATTTACTAAATCCAATGATTCTTTAATAATTAAACTACCTGTCATAAATGGAGAAAACATATCCTCAAATATTTGTATGTTAATTACTTGAGGAGAAACATCCTGAAAGAATCCCTTAGAATTTATAATTCTAACCTTATCAACACTTACTTCACCAGCAAAGCGAATATTATTTGACGATTCCATTATAATAGATCTTTATAATTCTTTAATACAGCGTTAATAATATTTGGTGATATGATTTTTATTTTTCGTTTAGCCTCGTTTAATGTTCGTTCATGATCATCATTACTAACTGGAACTGCTCCAACAGCGTCTGAATTCACTACATAACCATTTGCATTTTCATAGTGGTGTATTGAATGAACATTGGCAGTACCATATTTGTCTTTTATAACTTGAACTAAAGAAATTTCTGCTAATGGGAAATCATTAACATAATCATTTCTATCATTGACAAGCATAATAATCCAGTGATATTGTGAATTACCATATATTTGTTCTGCAATTATCTCTGGAGTCTCGCCATCTTGAATATCATACTCGTCATAAACAGAAATGTTTGATAATATTTCTTTACGAAATCTAATATTCCTAGTTATATCTTTTACAATAGATGTTTTAGTAATATCACCATATTTAAAATCATATAAGAATTGGGGGAAATCTTTAAAGTACATTATAGATTATCCTTAATTTTATCTTTAGTAAGAAGAGCCAACTCTTTAAATGCTAATGTTATATTAATTTGTGTTGGCATGCCATTTTGAAAAGTAGAAAAAGTTCCGTTTGGAGTATAATTAATATTCATCTCAGTCAATACACAAGAAGTATGGCGATGTAAATTAAGATTTTCTTGGTTTCCTTGATAATAAAATATATCAAATTCTGATGGGTAGATATAAACAAAGTTACTTGTATCTTTAAACTCTGGATGCATATGGTATTTAAATTGCTCAATAATATTCAATACATGCTGAGCCTCTGGTGCACTACGTGGAAAAAACTGATAGTCAAACTGGAATGTTCTAAAATCAACACCTTTAAATATTTGTTCTTTCTTTGGATTTGCAGCAAGTCCAGTCACAGCAGAATTCGCTGCATTATTTGGACCTTTACCTAATGCAAGATTAGTTAATACTGCTTGTCCCACATCAGTGGTATCTTTTAAACTACCTTTACCACTTAGTGCTTTAATTATTTCTCCTGTACCAGCCTCACCCATGGCAAACTCAGAAGTTTCTTCATCACTCCACTGCATTCCATATCTAATATTAAGTTGATTTGGAATATGAAGTGCGATGGCAGTCTTCAATCTTTTCTGTCCACGATTCTGAGTCATTGGAGCCATACTTGCTGCAACGCCAACTCCAACTGTAGGAATATTTGCAATTGCTGCACCTGCTACAGCACCACCTTTACCACCAATAATACTACCACCAAGAATACCTTTAACTGTATTAGTAGCTGCATTGGCTGCGACTAATTGTGTAGTATCTAAATTTTTAGCAACAGTATCTCCTTGATCTCGTATTTCATTTGGATCTAATTCAACAGTAGATACTTTATCTTCTTTAATAAGTTTTGAATCAGTAGAAACATTAATATAAAATATAACATAGTTATTACCATATGTATTGGACATTAGATCTAATGGATAACTATAGTTGCTTATATCATATTTTTTATCATTAAATAAAGAAGATGTACCTCGTGGTGTATATTTCTGAGGTTTATTCGCTACAGAAGGTGCGCCTCTAGGATCAGTTGTAGTTGCCATTTTTTACCTTTAACCTAAATAAGTGGTTATTATTTTTGTTCTATACATATTTATGTTCCATAAAAGAAAGTTTACACCTATATTTCCAGAGAAATACACAGGAGACCCAACTAATATAATTATGCGATCTAGTTGGGAAACTCGGTTCGCTTCTTGGTGTGATAAAAACCCAAGTATATTAAAATGGAGTTCTGAGGAAACTATTGTTCCATATAGATGTCCAACTGATGATAGAATACATCGTTATTTTGTAGACTTTAAAATACAAACATCAAATAGCAAAGTTTATCTGGTTGAGGTTAAACCAAAAGCCCAAACAGAGCCACCAGTATTTCCAGGAAAAAGAACTCAGAGATATTTAGTTGAATCTCTAACATTCATTAAAAATCAAGCTAAATGGAAAGCAGCTGTAGATTATGCTAAAGATAGAGGATGGGAATTTAAGATTATAACTGAGCATGAACTCGGACTAAAGTAACCTAAATAATCAATATGGCTATACGAACCACACTAAAAGACGTTTTCGAAAGAAATCAATATGACTTAGAAACTTCTATAAAGAAGTCTAGGTCTTGGTTTGACACGCAGGTAACATTATTATCTAAACAAAATATAACCCCTAAAAGAATATTGGGTGAAAATCCAGATCAGATGGTTTCTACTATCGTTCCTGGAAACCTATACATGTATGCATATGATCCTAAATTTAAAGCTGAATTACCTTACTATGATAGGTTTCCATTAGTGTTCCCATTTAGGGCTTTACCCGATGGATTCATAGGATTAAATATGCATTATTTACCATACAAAATTAGGATAGCCCTGTTAGATCAATTATTGATATTTAAATCTAATAATAGATTAGATCATACAACAAGACTAAAATATTCATGGGGTGCTATTAATGGTGCTTCTAGTTTTAGTGCAGCAATACCATGTGTTAAGCAGTATTTATATGGACACGTTAGAAGTAAATTTAGACAAATAAACTCTGAAGACTGGGCTACTGCAATGTTATTACCAGTTGAGAAATTTGTTGGTGCACCAAAAGAAATGGTGTGGTCAGACTCAAAAAGAACTATAAGAAAAGCATAATATGTTACAAGAATTTATAGCAAGTATTAAGGGTGCTGGATTAGCCAGAAATAATCGTTACATTGTTAATATGAGAATACCTGCTAAAACTCATATAGCAACTTCTTCTTTAAGAACAACAATGTTGTATTGCGAACAAGTACAACTTCCAGGAGTGAATTATTCTACTACTCAAAATAGAACATTCGGTGAATTTAGAGAAACTCCATATGAAAAACTATATGATATATGTAATATGTCATTCTATGTAGATACAGATATGTATATAAAGTTTTTGTTTGATAGATGGATGCAAACAATACAAGATCCAGATAATCGTTGTTTTAATTATTATAATGAATATACTACTGATATGGAAATCCAGGTTCAAAACTTAGAAGATAAAGTTAAATATAAAGTAAAATTATTTGAATGCTATCCAAAATCTGTTAGTTCTGTTCAGATGGATTATTCAAATAAAGATGTTATGAAATTAAGCGTAGCTATGCAATACAAATATTTTACAACTTCTTTAACAGAAGAATTGTTAAGTGAAGAAATTGTAACAGTAGAAGAAATTGGTAGTTATACTTCAAATTATAGTTCTAATCAATCTAGTTTAGCAATGACAGAAGAAGATAATATCGAAGCACTCAATGACAATGTTGTAGATTTGGGGATGTCTGATAGAAATTTAGTTTAGATGGTTTTTAAATAAGGTATAATAATGAAAATTGATGACAGTTTATCTGAAGTATTTAATATAGATCCGATACCAAAGTCTGAACTAATAGTAAAAGACCAAATTATTGATGATAGAGTAAATAAAATTGATTCTGACTACAACACAGCCAGAGAAAACCTTCTTGAATTATTAACTACAGGGCAGAATGCATTAATGCATTCTTTAGAAGTTGCCAAACAATCTGAGCATCCACGTGCTTTTGAAGTTGTGGGTAACTTGATGAAACAGCTGGCTGATGTAAATCAACAACTTATGGATTTGCATGCCCAAAAGAAAAAGTTAGATACACCAATAAAAGGTGATAAAGAAAAAGTAACAAATAACGCTATCTTCGTGGGTAGCACAGCTGATTTGAATAAAATGATTAAGAAATTGACACAAGGAGAATAATTATGCCATTACCATCACAAGCAGTCCCGACATATACTTTAACTATACCATCTTCTGGAGAAGACTTAAAATTCAGACCATTTTTAGTTAAAGAACAAAAAGCCTTACTGATAGCACAGCAAAGCGATGATGCGCTTATTATGATTGATACTCTTAAGAGTGTTGTTCAAGCATGCGCACTTAAAGAACTTGATGTATCAAATATGGCCATATTTGATTTAGAATATGTTTTCTCTCAAATACGTGCTAAGTCTGTGGGTGAAACAGTTGATCTTTTCTTCTTTTGCGATACATGCGAAGATGAAAAAGCTAAGGTTAAAATAACTATAGACTTAACAAAATTACAAGTAACCAAAGATCCAACCCATATATCTAAAATAGAACTATTTGAAGATGTTGGTGTAGTTATGAAATATCCAGGAATTGATATTATTAATAAAGTGGATAATATTGACTATAATCAAGTTGATATTGTATTTGAAATTATCGTTAACTGCATCGATCACATCTATAATTCTCAAGAAGTATTCTATGCAAAAGAACAGACCAAGGAAGAACTAGAAACCTTTTTAAATAATCTTACCCAAGATCAATTCCATAAGGTTCAAGCATTCTTTGAAACGATGCCGAAACTTCAACATAAGGTAAACTTTAACTGTCCTGTTTGTAGTAAACCCCATGAAAGAGTTATGGAAGGACTTAGCAATTTTTTTTGATAAACCTCAGTCATGAAAGTCTAGCGAATTACTATAAAATGAACTTCTCTTTATTGCAATTCCATAAATATTCGTTAGATGAGATTGAGGGTATGATACCCTTTGAAAGAGAAGTTTACGTAGCACTGCTAATCCAGCATTTAGAAGAAGAAAAACAAAAATTAAAAAGTAACCAATAATGGAACAATTTCTTAAAAAACAAGCAGAAATCTTAAGTCAACTAGATGATTCAGTCAGTCGACAAAACGACGTTCTAAAGAGTCTTGATAAGACAAATAAAGATATTGCTAAGATTGTTGGATCAATTCATTCTAGTGATAGGGCTACTAAAGAAAATTCTTTGGAAAAAGAATTATCAAAACTAAATTTAAAAACTGGGGATAATCTTAATTCCAATGTTATTAAACTATTTAAAGAAGTTAAACGGCAAACCGATATGGTTTCTCGTAACTATCAGAATGGTGCTAATAAAGAGTTAAGTGGCGCACAAGCCCAAAAGATTAGTGGTGATGTTATTGGTAGGAGACAATACAGAACTATACAACCACGTGTAGATGATTTTAAGGGTAACGTAAAAGACTTCTTTTCGATGCGTGGGTTTTTAGATAAAACTGGTATCGTAAAGAGAAAATCTGGTGGTTTAGTATCAGAATACCTTGATCGTGCAGAAGACAAAAAGAAGTATGTTGAAAGTAGGATGAAGTTAGATCCTACTGCAAAATTACATGGATCAGCTAAAGCAAAAGAAATATTTGCCAAACAGTTTGATAAACAACAATCTGTAGAAAGAGATATTCGTAAAAATGAATCAGCTCTTAAAGGATATAAAGAGCAAGGTTTTACTGAAGCCCAAATAGCAAGAACTCCAGAAGGAAAAAGACAAAAAGATTTAGCCGTTGAAATGGCTAAGGTTGATACACGTGTTAGACCAGAAGGATTTGATGCAAAGACTGGATTGATGAAAGAATCTGAAGATGCGAAAAAAGTTTCTGGTAAAAAAGCAAGTAAAGAACTTGCTGCTATTACTGGAGATGGTTCGAGCGATGAAGAAAATATGCTTGAACAAAATAAAATGCTACAGGAACAAACAGTACTTCTAACACAGATAGAAAAAAATACATCAAGTGCTGATAAAGGTCTAAAGGAAATTAAAAATAAACCAACTAGTGGCGGTAGTGAAGGAAGTGATAGTAGTGGTTTTGGAATTATGGATATGCTTGGTAGTGCTAAATCAAAGGTTGCTGGTGTTGCTGGTAGTGTTGGTAAAGGATTGCTTGGTGCAGGTAAAGCAGTGGGAGGCTCATTACTTAGAAATGCTGGACCATTAGCTGCAGTTGCTGCAGTTGCAGGTGGTGCATATACTGGCTATAACATGTATAAAGAAGCCAATGATAGACAAGATCAACAAGATGGAGATATTGCTAATGCACTTAAAAGTGGTGAGATTACACAAGAACAAGCAGATAAGTTAAAACAATCAAATAAAGATAATGCTTTAGTAGAAAAAAGTGGTGCAGTTGGATCTGGTGCGGGACAAGCAGCAGGTGGAGTTGCTGGCGCATTACATGGTGCAGCCATGGGTGCTGCACTTGGATCAATTGTTCCAGGACTAGGTACTGTTGTCGGTGGTGCTATCGGTGCTGGTGTTGGTGGTCTTGCTGGATCTTATCTTGGTCAAAAAGCAGGAAACTTTATCGGTGAAACTGGTGGTAGGGCATACAATGCTGCAGGAGATTTATATAACAAAGCTAAAACTGGTGTTCCAGAATGGTATGAAGATAAAAAGAAATCTGCCATGGGATTATGGGAAAGTGCTAAAACTGGTGTTCCAGAATGGTATGAAGATAAAAAGAAATCTGCCATGGGATTATGGGAAAGTGCTAAATCTACTGGAGCAAGTCTTTGGGGTGATGCAAAAGAATATGGTCAACGAGGTATTAATGCAGTAAGTGATACTGCATATAACTTAAAAGAAAATACGCTTGATAATGTTGAGAGCTATACTGGTGCAGGTAAAGCATATGCTAAAGCAAAAGCATCAGTGAGAAGTATGTTTGGACTACAAAGTGGCTCAAAAAGCGAGGATCTTGGTGAGGGTAGAACTAAAAGAACAAACGAAGATGGTTCTTATTCTATATCTGATAGTGAAGGAACTAAAAATTATGATGCAAGTGCGAAATTAATCTCTGAGCAAGGTCCAACTTTTATGGGTGTGACCAATAAGAAAAATTATGCTAATGACACTGTAGAACAGAGTTATGACATGGGTCAAATGCGTGCAAAAATGGTATCTAATGCAGATGGTAGCGTACAAAGTACAGCAAAATATGAGTT